AAGTCGGTAGGAGAAATAGATTAATTCAAATGTTATCATCAATTTTTATGTGTGCCCCATTTTTAATAAAAGTAATTTTGGAGGATATTATTACAAACTCAGGGATAGGAGCAACTGGAAAGACTACTAATGATGTTAGAGATATGCACGTTATATTATACGCTTCTGGTCGAGAAATTTATATATTATTTGCCGACGTAGTTGGAATGGATACTAACACTTATGGACCACAACAAAAATTTATAACTGAACCAATTAATGCGTATTTACAACGTTTTAGAGACCAAAATCTACCTTTTTTCTTGAATAAAGTGGATGGTATAACACAACCTATTAAAGTACGGAAAAGACGATTAAATCAAATAACTGGTAATTTGGATGAATACGATGAATACGTTTCAGTATTGGAATATTTTACATATTTAGATTCAACTCTAATAGATGAAAAGAGAAGGGTTAGTGATGGATATTTTTTCAGAGAAATTATGGCTAGTAATATTACGTTTCCATCAGGATCATATAAAACATCAACTCAACATACTATATTATTGATTCTAGTATATAGAAGAGTTAAATTTGTTCTAGAACGAAAGTATTCTCAAGTGGGATTGAAAGTAGTAGCTCAAGTTTTAGGTGACGATCAAATTGGATTTTGTACTACAGTAGACTCAGGAACGGTTCCATTACTTATAGCGACAGAAATGCAAGAGTTAATTAATAATATTTTAGCGAAATTTGCTTATGTTACAGACTCTGGAATGGGTTGTCATGGAGAATTTTTAAAACAAGTTGGATATTATGGAGGACCATCACCATTAGGATCAAGATTAGCTCAATATGCGTGTGAGACGGGTTCTAGTTATGCATTGTCAAATATTGAACGTATGAAGAATGCCTGTGGAGTTGCTGATGAATTGTCTGCTAGAGTGAAGTATCCAAATTACACTAAAATTATTAAGAGAATAGCAGGTATGGTATTATCTTTTGTAGGAGTTAAAACAAAAATTGACACAACCTTTCATAGTAGAAGTTATCAACATCATACAAATAAAGCACACGCTAGAAGAGTTGGAAAACAACAAAAATTGACGTCGAAAACTCATAAGTTATTCACTAATATTAATAATTTTGGAACTGATCTCACGTGGAAAAATAAATTTGGAGAGATCGTCATTTTGAAAATAATTAAAGGCGCTTGGTATTGTGTTCCTAATATAGGTGTTCCCCATTATCCAATGCAATTTGAACACACTTTTAAAATAGGTGATAATTGGTTAGCTTTCCCATCCCCTTATACATTGAAATGTATTTTGGACCTATGTCATAGAAAAGTTGTTGACATTGATGCGTTATTGGATAGAAATTTAGAAATTATAAAGTCGTCTGAAGATGGTTTGAAAAATCTATTAAATACTATGCCATCTTTGATTAGACGAAGTATAAATGCAAAAATCAAAAGTTTTGGATTGAATGCAGTAACACAAATGATGATTAGTGATAGAAAGCACATCCCAATTTCCACTACAGATAAAGTTGACTCAGAATTGTTGAATTTTTATGGATTCACTGATGGCTACTACATTGAAGAATTATTGCGTGTTAAATTAGATAAGTATGAACCTGGTCCCGCTTTTAAAGAAATTGAAAATTTTGGAAATAGCTTTTTAGATCGGGGGAAAGTTAATGCAAGTCATTTAGCATCATATCAATTGGATCAAAAGTACGGATTTAAAATATCTGACACAGTCGCTTATTACAATAGAATTGGAGCCAGGATTAGATCAGCAGCAGCCAGTAAACGTGATGTTACTTCTATTACTTTAGCGTTGTATAAAATATTTGAGGATTATGCTAAGAAGAAAGTTATTCCAACGGTATTAATTGATAATTTAGTGTATGGAGATTTCGAAATTAGATCAGAAGATATTTCGCATGGAGCATTGTGTCAAGTGTCGATATATAAAAATATAGGATATGGGGCGGCTGTACCACCTAAGTCATTGCAAGCGTTGTATATAGATATTTTTGGATTACCTAGAATGGAAGGAACTTCAGTAGATGCAATACGTGAAAGCATTAGGTCAGCTATATTGATTGATGGAGTTGCTGATGATGTTGTTAGAACTTTAGCTTTAATATACAGAAAGTATGGAAAAGAAGCGTTGGAATTTGGATATACATCTATTGGAATCGCAGGGAAAATGAGGGAGAGATTAGAGAAGATGTTTACTGAACTCGGATATGAAGCTTTCATTTTTCCTTTTGCCCAAAATCCTAGAAAAGATTTTTATTATAATTTTTCTGAATCTGGATGGCCAAGTCGATTATTTACTTATACAAATAGTGTATTATCGAGACATTTACAATACGCTTATTATCTTAGTGTCATTAAAGCTCAACCCATGTATTTAGGTAAATGTGTAAGAATTATTCCTCGTGCTGG